TTATTCAGAAGTATATAAAAATAAAAAATTAAAGAGTTTCAATTGGAAACTTGGAATATAAGGAGTGAAATAATGGATTGGAAAGAAAGATTTAAAATAGAATATTATGAATTAGAAGAAAGAGTAAATAAATTAAATCATATGTTAAAAAAATATATGAATAATGAATTAGATTTTACACCAAATTGTAGTTTTGAGTTGCTACATACTCAATTAGTTTATATGCAAGGTTATTTGTATATATTGCAAGAGAGAGCAAGAATAGAAGAAATTGAATTATAAAAGGAGTGAAATTATGAAATTTTGTAGAGATAAAAATGTTCCTGTATTTATAACAGGAAAAGAAGAACTAAGCACAGAGGATATAACAAAGCTATTATTTGAGAGTGAAAGATTTGGTAGTAAATATCAAACTAATAAAGATTATTATTTTGGTAATCATAAGATACTTAATAGAGCATTTGAAGATGACGGAAAACCTAATAATAAAATTATTGTAGGATATCCTAAATATATAACACAAGTAAGAACAGGCTATTTTAGTAGTTCTCCATTATCACTAGATAGTGAAAATAAAGAGTTTCTAAAACAAATGAATAATATATTAGATACAAATGACTTTAAGAAAGTATTTGCAGAATTAGATACATTTAGTGCTATATATGGACATTCTTTCCTAGTTATGTATATTGATGAAAATGGAGAAATAGTACTTGTACCACAAACACCAATGGATTGGATATATGTACGTTCTAATGATTTATTACAAACACCTAAATTTGCCATAAGATATTATGCTTGGTGGGACGATATAGAAAACCAACAAATGTATGATATAGAACTTTATACAAGAGAAGAAATAATAAACTATGAAGGTAGTCCAATGGAATTAAAAGAAGTAGCTAGAAGACCTCATTATTTTGGTGGACTTCCTGTTATAGAGTTCTGTGAAAGTGAAAGTAGAAAAGGTTGCTTTGAAGATGTAATAACTTTAATAGATAGCTATGAAAATATAATATCAGATAGTACTAATTTAATAGAATATTTTAGTGATTGTTACCTTGTTTTGACAGGGTGTGAAGCAGATGAAGAAGATATTGCTCAAATGAAAAGAAATAGAGTAATAGTGTTACCCGAAAATAGTAATGCTAGTTTCTTAATGAAGAATATTAATGAAACATATAATAAAAACACTCTTAAATCATTACAAGAGGATATATTTGTTGTAGCTTGTTGTCCATTATTAAGTGATAGTTCATTCTCTAGTAACAGTAGTGGGGTAGCAGTTAGTTATAAATTATTCTCAATGGAAAAATCAGTACAAAATAAAGAGAATGATTTCAGAAAAGGCTTTAATATGATGTTTAATATGGCTAGAAATATACTTAATTTAAAAGGCTATAAATATACACAAGAGGATAAAATGATAATGACTTTCACTAGAAGTAATCCTGTAAATTCATTAACAGAAATATCAGATAGTATCAGTAAGTTAAGAGGAACAGTATCTAATGAAACTCTATTATCTCAATTAGACTTTGTAACAAACGTAGATTTAGAAAAAGAACGTTTAATGAGAGAAAAAGAAGAAGATATGGAGTTCCAAATGAAGTATATGAGCCAATATGATGTAGAACTAGACCATAGTATGGAAATTGTAGACCCAAAAGATGAAGAAGATAACAATAATTTCAGAGAATAAGTAGGTGATACTATTGGAAAATAGAGATTATTGGTTAAATAGAAAGGTAGCGAGAAATAATCTTAGCATACAAGAAGAAAATGCTTTATTAGAAAAGATGTTTAAGCTACTAGAAGAATGTTATGAAGAAACAGTAAATAATTTATATGCTTTTTATGGTAAATTTGCAGATGAAGAAGGTATTAGTATAAGTCAAGCACAAAAGCTACTTACACCTACTGAATTAAGAGAGTGTGCTAACAGAATTAAAAGGATACAGAGGTTAGTAGATAATATAGATACATCTACACCATTTGGTAGAGAACAAGCTAAACAACTAAAAAAAGAGTTAAGACTACTTAGAGGTAGAGGTAGAATAACAAGAGAAATGATGTTGATAGATAGTATAAACGAAAAATGGATAGAAGTAGCATTAGAAATGGACAAAGAACTAGGTGAACACCTAGCTATGAACTACAAAAGAGAATATAAACAAGGCTTGGAAGATGCTAATGTTAAAAAAATTATAGGTATCAGTAGAAAACAGATAGAAACTGCTATATTGATGCCTACTTTTGCATACCATTTTTCAGAAACTATATGGAAAAATAAGGACAAACTAATAGCTTGGATTAATACTGAATTTAGACGAGCAATAGTACAAGGTATAGATGTAAGAAAAACTGCTAAAAGGTTAAAAGAGCATATGGAAGTAACAAAGTATGAAGCTAAAAGATTAGTAGTAACTGAAACTGCTACTGTTCAAGTCAATGGAAGGTTATATGGATATAAAGAAAGTAATGTAGTTAAAAAAGTAGAGGTGTTAGTTTATATGGATGGAAAAACTTGTAGTAAATGTAAAGGTAAAGATGGAGATATAGTTAATTTGGAAGATGCTATTGTTGGAGATAATATTCCACCTTTCCACCCTAGTTGTAGATGTGATATTGTACCATATTTTGACTAATTATTTATCATACAACATTAACTAGTATATGAGGTTTTTTACTAGTTTTTAACCTTTTAAATAAAAACTTGGAGAATTTACAGTCTACTAAGACTTTAAACAAGGAGAGTAATATGGAAGAAAAAAACAATAATGTAGAACAAAATGTGGAAACTCAACCACAAGAAAATAATGAGGTAACTTACACACAAGCAGATGTAGACAAAATGATTGCAGATGCGACAAAAGGTATGCTTACACAAGATAAAGTAAATGAAATAGTAGAAAAACGTTTAGCTAAAGCTAAGGAAAAAGCAGAAAAAGAAAGAAGTCAAGCAGAAGAATTAGCTAAACTTAGTGCCGAAGAACGTAAAGCTAAAGAATTTGAAATACTTATGGCAGAAAAACAAGCAGAATACGATAATCAATTAGCAGAATTTAATAAAATGAAAGCAGAGTTTGAAAGAACTCAATTATTAAGTCAAGTACAGAAAGAGTTAAATGAACGTAACTTGCCAATTGGTTGTAGCGAAATGTTACTAGGAAAAGATGTTGAAACGACAATGGCTAACATAAATGAGTTTGAAAAAGCATTTAATGAAAGTCTTCAACAAAATATTGATAAAAAATTAAAATCTTCTTCTTCTCCAAAAATTGAGTTGAAGGGTGAAGAAAATGCAAAAGACCCAAGTAAAATGTCATTATCAGAGTTCATTGAGTACCAAAAGAACAAGAACTAATTGGCAAAATATTATAATATATAAAAAAATCTTACAAGGAGTGAATATACAATGACTAAAAGAGCAAATTTAATAGACCCTAAAGTTCTTGGGGAATTTTTAGAAGTAAAATTAGCAGATGCAATAAAATTATCAAAAGTTGCAATAGTTGACAGAACTTTAGAAGGTAGAGAAGGTAGTACTTTACAATTACCTAAATATCAATATATTGGTATGGCAGAAGAAGTAGCAGAAGGAGAAGCTATGAATGTAGCTACTTTACAAGCAACTTCTGAAGAAGTACAAGTTAAAAAATGTGGAAAAGCAGTATCTATAACTGATGAAGCTATGTTAAGTGCTTATGGAAATCCTGTAAATGAAATAGGACAACAATTATTAGTTGCTATGGCAGACAAAATAGAAAGTGATTTATATGCAGAAATGAGAAAAGCTACTAAAGAAGTAGAAGGAGAATTTGGAAAAGATGTAGTTGCAGATGCTTTAGCAGAATTTGGTGAAGATTTAGAAGGAAATATATTCTTATTCATAAATGCTAAACAATTTGCAGAATTAAGAAAAGACAAAGATTTCATACACGTTGATAATGGAATATTAACAGGAGAAAGAGGAATGTTATATGGTGCTAGAATAGTAGTATCTAACAGAGTTGGAGAAAAAGAGGCTTTCGTTATGAAAGAAGGAGCATTAGCACTTGTTCTAAAAAGAAATGTTATGGTTGAAGCAGATAGAGATATACTAAAAGGCGAAAATGTTTATGCTTGTAATGAACACTATGCTACACAATTAAGATATGATGATAGAGTAGTAAAAATAACAATAGCATAATTGCCTAAGTAGGTGATTACTTTGGATTTAATGAATATAAAAATACTGTTATCTTTAGCAGAAGATGACACACAAGATGAAATTTTAGCAATATTAGGTACAAATGCTATGAATACTATTTGTGTATATCTTGGTTTAACAGAGTTACCAAAAGAACTATATTTTGTAGCAGAAACTATGGTAGTTGCTAGATATAGAAGAATTGGTAGCGAAGGAATACAATCTGAAAAGATTGATGTTCTAAGTACTACATATACATATAATATTGACGAACTAGCACCATACAAAACTATCCTTGACAAATACAAGGATAATCGTATGAATGACAGAAGAATGAAGTTGTTATAATATGCAATTTAAAGACAAAGCTAGTATTATCTTTATAGACCAAGTTTCAGATGGTTATGGTGGTTTTGCAGATTTAGAGAAAGAAGTATGTGAAATTAAAGTTGTAGTTGCACCATATAGAGTAGAGGTAGGACAAATTTGTACTATACCAAATCCTAATGCAAGTGTAAAATTCTTCACTAATAGTGAGTTACCATTTGACGAAGATGCTATGTTTTATGTTGATTTCAATGGAAAAAGATATAAAAAAGTATCAATTATAGATTATGGCAAATGCACTATGATTATAGGTGAAAGAATATGAAAATAGAATTTTCAGTAGATTTATCTGACTTAGAGTTTGATATAAATAGACTAGAAAAAGCTATTAGTGAAGAAATAGAAACAACTGCTTATAAAATTGAGAGAACTTCTAAAGAACTTGTCCCTGTTGACACAGGCACATTGAGAAGAAGTATTACAGTTGAAGGTGGTATGCTAGAATTTGATGTATTTACAAATGTTGAGTATGCACATTATATGGAATATGGTACAAGTCCTCATATTATAGAAGGTAATCCATATTTATATTGGGACGGAGCATCACACCCTGTAAAAAAAGTAATGCACACAGGGACAAAGCCTTACTTATATATCACAACTGCTTTTGATGAACATACTGCTACTTTAGATACAAGAATAGCAGAAATCATAGAGGAAGTGTTATAGATGATAGATTTAATTAAAGTACAAAAGTTTATATTTGATAGAATATCTCAATTAAGCTATACAATAGTTGATGATTTTGCTATTTATGAACAAGCTAAAACACCATATATTCAACTTTCTAACTTATATATCGACAATGATAATACTAAAAATACAGAAGGTATGGTGATACAACAATATATTAATGTATATAGCAACTATAAAGGTAAGAAAGAGATACTACAAATAGCACAAGCAATTAGTTCAGTAATGAATGGAAAAGCAGAAATTGAAGAATATTCTGTTTACATAGAAGAAGATACAAAGACAATTATGTTAGATTTTGACAATAACGGTAATATATTTTACCATTCAGTAATGATATTCAAAATACATATTCAATAAAAAGGAGTGAAGAAAAATGGCAGTTACTAGAGGACTAGATATACTAGTATACATAGGTGAAAATGCAGTTGGTGGACAACAAAACTGTTCTTTATCTTTAGAAGCAGATACTATTGATATTTCGACAAAAAACGACTTTGGGTGGTCAAGTTTTATAGGTGGTGCTAAAAACTGGTCTGTTTCTTGTGATGGGCAGTTCGTGGCAACAGATGAAGGTCAGAAGGCTATGATGGAGGCATTTATAAATGCTACTAACGTTGAAGTTGAAATGAAAAATGCAGATGAAACAATATACTTCAAAGGACAAGCACAAATAACTTCAATAGAAATTGAAGCATCATTTGATGATGTATGTACTATGAGTGTTGAGTTCCAAGGACTTGGAGCATTAGCAATAGAAAAAGAAGGAGAATAGTAACACAAGAGGGGGATAATTCTCCCTCTATATATTAAAATAATGTAGAAATGGAGAAGAAGAAGATATGATACAAGTAAATGGTAAAGAGTATGAATTAAAATTCACAATAAATGTACTTTGTGAAATGAGTGAACAAGGTTTTGATGTTATGAATATGAATAATGTCAGAATAAATATGGTTACAGTAAGAGATTTGTTTTATTATGCAATAAAAGGTGGAAATAAGAAAATAACTAAAAACCAAGTTGGTGAAATAATGGATGATTTTATAGCAGAAGGTCATACTTTCGATGAATTAATAGAAGAAGTTATGGATGCACTTGGAAAATCATTAGGAACTAAGAAGAAAGAAGAAGATAATGAAGAAGAAAATGGAGAAGGAGAGGGTTTATAACAATAGACTTTCTTGATTATGTGGATATACTATTTACTAAGATAGTAGGTAGTTATGGTTATACACCACAAGTATTTTATGATTTGTTGTTCAAACAAGCAGAGATGATTATAAAGGGTCGAAGAGAACAAGAAGAAAATGAGTTTTATTTAATGCAGATAGCTTGTACTAATGCAATAGGTACTTGTTTTGGTGGTAAGAAGTTTAAAGCTATTCAACCTTTTAAACAACAAGAAGAAAAGAAATCTACTGCTAATAAGAAAACTAGAGAGCAATTATTAGATGAATTACAACAAATCAAAGATAAATTTAGAAAATAATGAAGAAAGTGTATTGTGAATAACAATGCACTTTTTTTTATGTAATAAAACACTTTAGAAAAGGTGGTGGAGTAATAAAATGGCAGATAAAGAAGTAAGAGTTAAGATTGTCGCAGATACATCAGATATTAAAAAGAAACTTAGTGATTTAGAGAAATCATTGAAAGATGTAGCTAAAACTTTAGATAATGTAGATAGTGATGGTCTTGATAAAATTACCAAATCAGTAAAAGAATTTGAAGATGCAGTTGAATTAGCAGATGATAGTGTAGATGAACTTGATGATAGTTTAGACAAATTAGATAATAATGGTAATTTCAACAAATCAACAAAAGGTGTTAAAGAATTTGGTGATGCTTTAGAGAAAACAACTGATAGTGCTAAAGAACTTGATGATAGCCTAGACAAATTAGATAATAATGGTCTTGATAGATTAAATAAAGATGTTGAAGAAATAAGAGAAGATATAAAACTTACAACAGATGATATGAAAGAGTTTAATAGACAATTAGACAAAACACAAGATACAGGTAAAGAAAATACTACTATATTTGATAGATTAAAGACTTTATTAGGTAGTTTAAGTGGAGAAGCTACTACTTTTGGAGATAGAATGGGTTCTAGCTTTGAAAAAAGTAAAGCTAATATATTTGAAATGATTAGTGCTTTTTCTGATATGAAAACTGCTACTAAACTAAACGAAAAAAATGTAATTGATTTAAATACTTCAATAGAAAAAGGCGAAGCAGTAGTTGATAACTTGAAAAAGAAATACAATGGTCTTGGAGAAGAAATAAAAGAAATAGAAAAACGAATGGAAATTCTTAGCAAAGCTATGGAAATGGATAGACCAAAAGAACAAGCAGAACAATTAGAAAGACAATATAAAGAACTTGAACAAGTATTAGAACGTCTTAAAAAAATATACAAGAATACTGAAAATGCTATGAAAGGTGCTACTAGTCAAGTTGAAAAGCAAAAGAAAGAATTAGAGCAACTTTCAAGTACAACAGATGAAACAGTTAAAGGTTTTGATAAACTATCAAAGGGGTTAGAAGATGTTTGGAAAGGTATTGACACAGGAGATTTTAGTACTTCTATTGATGGATTAAAAGATAGTTTAAGTGGATTGTTCCAAATGATACCAACGAAAGGCAAAATAGCTATTGCAGTAATAACTGCTTTAGGTACTGCTCTAAAAAAATGTGCCGAACAAGGAGTAAACCAATTACAAAGAGGTTTTGATACTCTTGGTAATGTATTTAGTAAAATAAGTAGTGTTGCTAAATCATTTGGACAAGAGATAAAAAATGCCTTTGAAAACTTAACAGATTTTGAATTAGATATGTCCTCTATGATAGAAACGGCAGTCAACTTTGAAGATACTATGGTTAGAGCCGGTGCTATATGTGGTGTTTTTGGTGAAGATTTAAAACCATTAGAAGAATTAGCTAGAAAATTAGGTGCTACTACTAGATATTCTGCAACTGAAGTTGCACAAGCTATGGCAGAGATGGGTCAACAAGGATTTACTTTAGAAGAAATTATGAGTTCAGTAGAAGGAGTTTTACATTTAGCAACAATTGGTAATCTTGATTTAGCTAGAAGTTCTGAAATAGTAACAAACACTTTAAATGCTTATGGTATGGAAGCATCAGAATCTACTCGTTTAGTAGATGTTTTAGCACAAACATCTGTGAAAAGTGGTACTAACGTAGAACAATTAGCACAAGCACTTGAAAATTGTTCGGCTACTGCCGGTGCATTAGGTATATCAGTAGAAGATACTGCAACTGCACTAGGACTTATGGGGGACAATTTTATTAAGAGTGGCAAAGCCGGTACAAGCCTTAATACTTTTATGGCTAATATGTCAAAACCAACTAAAGCTATGACAGATTGTTTGGCTCAATATAACCTAGAAGGTGCTAGACAAAAGATACTTAATGGAGATTTAATTGAAGGTTATAAAGAATTTGCTAAAAGAATGGAAGGTTTAACTAACGAGCAGAAGGCTCAAATTGCGACAACACTTGCCGGAAAAGAGGGAATGACAGGATTTCTTGCTATCGTTAATAGTGGTGTTAAAGGTATAGAGGAACTAGAAGGTGCGATAGAAAAAGCTAATGGAGTAGCAAAACATTTAGCAGATACATTTGATAATACACTTAAAGGTGCTTTATCAAATTTAGCTAGTGGTATTGAAGAACGATTGTTACAAGTAATGGACAAAATTAAACCAATGGTAAAAGGTGTAATTGAAGTATTAAATAATTTTTTAGATATTTGGAACGGTATGAGTGAAAAAAATTTAGGTAGTGGATTTGCAGATGCTATTGAGTACTTAGAGAAGGAAAGTAGAGAGTGGGGTAAAGCTATTGAAAAAGGCTTACAAAACATCATTAAATCAATAGATGACTTTGCCAATTCTAAAGCATTTGATAATCTATTACAAGTAGGAACTAATATCATCAATGGAATTTGTAATGGTATATCAAAAGCAAAAGAAAATGGAACTTTAGATAGTGCTATCAATGGAATAATTACCAAAGTAGTTGATTGGGTTGGAGATAACTTAGATACTATTATACAAGCCGGTATGGATATAGTTGATGGAATAGTTAAGGGCATAGAGCAAAATGGAGATAGCATTAGTAAAATAATAAAAGAAGTTCTTGAAATGCAAACTGATATAGACAGTAGTATCAACTATGCTAAATGGAAAGTTATTGGAGAAAATATGGGTACGTTCATAATTGAAGGTATCGAGAGTGTTATAAGACCATTCTTTTCGGGACTTGAAGGATTTGCACAAGGATTACTTGGTGGAAAACAAGACGAAAAGCAAAATGAAATTGGTGAAAACTTCAACCAAAATAACCAATTAGTTCAAGATACATTAGAAGATTGGGGATTAAGTAGTAAATGGACTGAAAAAATAGCTAATGTCTTATTCCCACCAAAAGAAACTTTTGAACAGAAAGGTAAAGAAACAGGAGAGGCATTTGCAAATGGTACAGGCATAGGTGTAGAGTCGAAAAAAGAAGATTTAGGTAATAAAGTAGACCAAAACTTCAAAGATACCAAACCTAAAACTGATGCAACTGCTAATGAAATAGGTCAAGGTGTAGCAGATGGAATTGGTGCAAGACTTGAAGAATTAGATGCCGGTGAACTTAAAATATTACAAGATGAACTAAAAATATTACAAGAAGTAACAAGTACAGTTGCACAAGGTATTGCTCAATCATTTACTGACATAAGAAACTCTGCTAGAACAGAAATAACAGGAATGACTAATATATTTAGAAATCAGTTCACTTCTATGACGAATATTGTCAGAAACCAAATGGTCAATGTTGCAAATATCGTCAAAAACCAAGCTACTAATATGACAAACAATTTCAGAACTAGTTTTACAAATATGGCTAACATAGTTCGTAATCAAATGACAAATGTTAGCAATATAGTAAGAAACCAAATGGTGAATTGTGCAAATATTGTTCGTAACCAAGCAGTAAATATGTCGAATATATTCAGAAATCAATTTGTCAATATGGCTAATATTGTCAGAAACCAATTTACAAACGTTACCAACATAGTTCGTAATCAAATGGTAAATTGTGCTAACATAGTTCGTAATCAAGCAGTAAATATGAGTAATATTTTTAGAAACCAATTTGTCAATATGTCGAATATTGCAAGAAACCAAATGGTAAATGTTAGTAATATTATAAGAAATCAAGCAACTTCTTGGAGTAATATAATACGAAATCAAGTTACTAATGCAAGAAATAGCTTAACTCAACAAATGATTTCAATGGCTAGTGTAACTCGTACACAAATGGTAAATATAACAAATATTATAAGAAATCAAGCAACTTCTTGGAGTAATATAATACGAAATCAAGCACAAAATTCAAGAAATGCTTTAACAAGTTCTTTTATGTCTATGCACTCTGTTGTTCGTAATCAAATGGCAAACTGTTTATCAACTGTTAGAAGTTATATGAGCCAAATAGCTTCTGCTACAAGCAGAACTATGACAATGAATTTCAAAGTCAATAAAACAGTTACAACTACAAATGTTACTAAGAATGTAACAAAAGGACTAGACCCTATAAGTACTATGGATAGTATGAATACAAATATTAGAAGTATTAATCCTAGTACAATGGCTAGTAGTGGACTAATAGGTGGAGATATTAATTTCAACCTTAACGGTGGA